AAAGTACTGGATCATTGGTCGAGAAGTCGGCGATTCAGGAACTCCGCACCTTCAGGGGTACGCCTCGTTTCGAGGACGCCATGCTTTCAGTTATGTTCGGGGTAAGCTCTCAACTCGGTGCCATATCGAGAGCGCAAGAGGTACTGCTCGACAAAATCGAGAGTATTGCTCAAAAGGCGGAGACTTTACAGAAGGAGGTAAACTCAATGAAGGAGGCACTTCGTCAACAAGAGAAGATCTCGCAAAGTTCTTCATGGCTGCCGTCGGACATGGAGCTGAAGGAGTGGCTGAATTTGCCGATCAGTTCCCCGGAACGTATGTGTTCCATGGATCTAACATGCTCAGAAACGCCTTATCAGTCAGACCCCCTGTTGACAGACCTTCCATCAACGTCAGATGGATTTGGGGATCTCCAGGAGTGGGTAAATCTCGACTAGCGCATGAAACGCTTCCTAAAGCGTATGTTAAAGATCCACGTACTAAATGGTGGAATGGATATATGTGTGAAACAGATGTAATAATAGATGATTTCGGTCCTAATGGGATTGATATAAATCATCTTCTTCGTTGGTTTGATAGGTATAAGTGTATGGTTGAGACGAAAGGAGGAATGGTTGCCTTGCACGCAACCACCTTCATAGTAACGTCTAATTTCCACCCTCGTGGAATATTTAAATGGGGAGAAGAGTTGAATCCTCAACTGCCTGCGCTGGAGCGCAGACTTTGTATCGAAGAAATGAAATAATAATGTCATGATTACTTAATGTTGACGTCACTGCCGAAGGCGAGTTGATGAGCGAAGCGACATCTTGATCCATATGAATGGTAAGTGAGCGAAGCGAACGCAAGTCGTAAAACCGAGGCGCCGCAGCCGCCGAGTGTCTTGCCGGAACGGCAAGGATACGAGCCGCAGGCGAGGAACCGGTTCGTTAGTGCCGCAGGCACCGATCCGTTAAAAACTTCCCATCATGACTCTATATATACCCGCGCTTCCGCGTGAGCGGGAGTAAGATTTCAGATGGCTCGCACATACCAAACTCGGAAGAGGAGTGGAGGATCCATTGTACGGAACAGAAAAAGGACTAGGAGATTCAAGAGACGTACAGGTCGAAGACAGTCACAGTTCTCAACCAACTCCACAGTAGGTGGAGGTATTCAGTTTAAGAGGAGAGGAATATCTCGTCGTAGATACAAGAACCTCCTATGGACTGCTTCACAAGCATCAACTCATTACAGGTCAAATAGTTCAGCTGCTCAGACATTGAATACGCCTGGTGTAAGTGCAGGCACTATGAACACATCATTGCAGACAACACGTCGTTTTGCTGGTGCTGCATTTTGGGTTACTGCTGGAGGTGCAATTAATCCTGATGGTGGAGCCATGCCTACATTTAGCACTAACACGGACATTACTGTTCGTGGAGGAATGTACGGAATTAGGCTTGCTAATACTGTTGATGCACTGGATGTGGATAAGGATCCACTCTCTGTGATAGTGTATTTGGTTCGGACCTCTAAAGGTTTCACAACAGCAGCACTTCCTGCTAATGTGCCTGTCGGATGGGACCCATCACTTACACCTGACTTCCAGACTTCAATTGGACGTGTCGTACAGAAGAAGGTATTTCTGATAAGAGATGGTGACGTGTTCACTATTGAAAGGCGTATGGCTGTTCAGAAGATAGATCAGACTGAGTACTCAGCATCCATATCAGAATATGTTTGGATGGTGCTGTTAGGTACAACGTCTTCGACTGCGTCAAAGCAGTTGTCCATTTGTACGTACTATAATATGTCATTCGTTGGAGATACCGTGTAAGAGTTGTTAACCTAAGCGTAAGCGCTTACGTCAATGCACTCATTTTGTAATAAAATAAAGGGTACCAGGGCTGCGGGGTAAGTATTACCCCCGCTGCCCGGTACCCCTCTCATCTATAAAAGGAGGTTCGCCTCAACGTTCCTCAATGCCTCAATTAGAGAGAAAGTTTAGACACTGTTGTTTCACACTTAATAATTATGTCGAAGAGGACATTACCCGCATCACCGCTTGGTTCGAAGAAGAAGCAAAGTACTGGATCATTGGTCGAGAAGTCGGCGATTCAGGAACTCCGCACCTTCAGGGGTACGCCTCGTTTCGAGGACGCCATGCTTTCAGTTATGTTCGGGGTAAGCTCTCAACTCGGTGC